GAAAAACCTTGATTTTCCAGTGTTTTCAAAAGTATCGTTATCTAACGTCAGCTTTCGAGCGGCCCTATTTCAAGGAGATGTTGGAGGCGGTCAGGGAACAGAAGGTCAACTGCGTCATTGTCAAGGACCTCTCCCGCTTTGGCAGGGAATATATCGAGGCGGGCCGGTATATTGAAAAACTGTTCCCCGCCCTAGGCGTGCGCTTTATCGCCATCAACGACAGCTACGATACCGCCCATCTGGACGCCTCCAGCAGCCTGATCCTGCCCTTTAAAAATCTGATCAACGACTCTTACTGCCGGGACACGTCCATCAAAGTGCGCAGCCATTTTGATGTCAAGCGGCGCAACGGGGAGTTCATCGGCTCCTTCGCAGCCTACGGCTATTCCAAAGACCCGGAGAATAAAAACAGATTGGTGGTAGACCCCGAGGCCGCCGACGTGGTACGGGAGATTTTCGCCCGGCGGATCTCCGGCATGAGTTGCCAGGCCATTGCCGATGAACTCAACACTCTGGGTGTTCCTTCTCCAATGGAATACAAGCGGAGCAGGGGCATGAAATATAAGTCCGGCTATCGTGTCCACAATAAAACCAGGTGGTCGGCCACGGCTGTGCGGCGTATTCTGCAAAACGAGGTCTATCTCGGTGTCATGGAGCAGGGAAAGCGAACCACTCCCAACTATAAGGTCAAAACCGTCGTTTACAGGCCGCCTGAAGAGTGGATGCGCGTGGAGGATACCCATGAGGCTATCATCAGTCGGGAGGACTTTGACCTTGCGGCCCGCCTGATGCGGACGGATACCCGCACAGCTCCCGGGAAAAAGGCGGTGCATCCGTTTGCGGGTCTTCTCTGCTGTGGGGACTGCAAGGGCGGCATGGTGCGCAAGACCACCTATTATGACGGCAAAACCTACCACTATTATGCCTGTATCACCCATCGCTCCGATACCGCTGCCTGTTCGCCCCACACCATCAGCGAGACCAAGCTGGAGCAGGCCGTGCTGGAGGGGATCAATCTCCATATCCGCACCGTGATAGAGCTGAGCGGGACGCTGGAGGCCATCGCCCGCCGGCCGCTGCAGAAGGTTGCGGCGGAGAAGCTGGACAAACGGCTGGAGGCGCTGCGCCAGGAGCTGGTCAAAAAGCAGGACATTCGGGACTCCCTCTATCGGCGCTATGCCGCCGGAGAAGTTTCCAGGGCTGACTTTTATGAGTTCAAGCGCATTTTTACCCGTGATTGTGAGGAGGTTGAGCGGGCTATTGAGGCTCAGCAGCAGGAACTTGACCGGATATTGGAGAGCAGCACCCCGGACAGTCCGTGGATTCAGCACTTCAAGCAGTTTGGGCAGTTGGAAACGCTGAATCGTGAGGTCCTGGTACGCCTGGTGGAACGGATTCTGGTCTACGAGGGCGGGCGTATTGAGATCGTGTTCCGTTACCAGGAGCAGTTTGCCAACGCCATGCTCTTTGCCTCGGAAGAAGCGGCTCCTCTGCCGCTGAGAGAGGTGGTGTAAGCGATGGCGAGAAAATCACGCAAGGACCAAATCCGGGCGGAAAACAGCGGGCAGGCCGCTGTGGCCGTACCGTCCAAGCCGCTCCCTTCTCCTGCTCCAACCTATTTGGCCGTGGGATATGCCCGGCTGTCCATTTTTGAAACAAGGGACCGCGCCGACAGCGAGGCGCTGCAAAATCAAAAGGAACTGCTTCGGCAGTACATAGTGAACGCTCCGGAACTGCAGCTCGTTGGCATTTTTGAAGATAATGGGCAAACCGGCACCAACTTTGACCGGGCCGGCTTTGAGACAATGATGGAAACCGTCCGAAGCGGCAGGGCTAACTGTATCGTGGTGAAAGACCTCTCCCGTTTTGGCAGGGACTATGTAGAGGCCGGCAACTATCTGGAGCACATTTTCCCTTTCATGGGTGTGCGCTTCATCTCCATCTCGGATGGCTATGACAGCGCCGACGCCACGACCGCTGATTGTTTAACTGTAGCGCTGAAAAATATGGTCAATCAGATGTATTCCAAGGATATTTCCCGCAAATCCGGCTCGGTGCTGCGGGAAAAGATGCGGCGCGGAGAATTTATCGGTGCGTTTGCGTCCTACGGATACAGGAAAGATCCGGCGGACGGACACCGTATTGTCATCGACCCGGAGGCCGCCGGGGTGGTACGCGAGATCTTCCGGCGTAAGCTGGAGGGTCAGAGCGACACCGCCATCACCCGCTGGCTCAACACAGCCGGAGTGCCCTCTCCTGGCTGTTATCGTTACCAGAAGGGCATCATCCTGGATAAACGCTTCGCCCGGTACAAGCCGTGGATAGTCAAGTCCGTCAAGAATATTCTGCGCAATGAGGTCTATTTGGGCTGTATGGTGCAGGGACGGCGGCGCTCGGAATTTTATGCCGGGCGGCCGGACAAGCGGCTGCCGCGGGATGAATGGACGGTCGTGGAAAACACTCATGAGCCGATTATCAGCCGGGAGGATTTCGATGCGGTACAGGCCATATGCGCGGAGAAAAATGCCGCCTACCATGCACGGCTTGGGAAATATGACTATCTGGGGAAGAGTGAAAATATTCTCAAGGGGTTGGTCTATTGTTCTGACTGTGGACGGCCTATGGTGCGCTACAAGCAGGTATCTCATGGCAAGCGCGTGTCCTATTACTACCAGTGCCCCAGCTACGCCGCCATGCTGGAAAAGAGCGGGTGCAGCTACAAGTTTCTGCGGGAGGATCTACTGCTGGATTCGTTGGAACAGGTCATTCAGAAGGAGATCGAACAGGCCGTGGATATGACCGTTTTGGCAAGGCGTTTGTCCGCAAGAGTGTCTGGCAAAACGGGCCAGGGCGCTATGATGTTGAAAAAATTAAACGCGCAGCTTGAGCGCGTGGAAGAAACACGCAGGAACGCCATGCGGGACTACCTCAGCGGACAGATGGCTCAGATGGACTATGAGCTGCTGAAGGAGTGCTGCATGGGAGAAGCGGAGGAATTGAAGAAGCAGATATTTGACCTGCGGGAACAGCAGCGGTACCAGGCGGAAACGCTGACGGAGAAAAACCCGTGGCTCGCCGCTTTTGGAGGACTTGGCCGCCCCTTCCATCTGACAAAGGAACTGGCCGCTTCCCTGATCGAGCGCGTTACCATCTATGAGAATAACCGGGTGGAAGTCCTTCTCCGCTTTCGTGATGAACGGGAACAACTGCTGGCCGCGGCTGGAAAGGAGGAGGCTGTATGATGATTGCAAAATACATCCGGCTGTCCTCTGCCGATGAGGACGCCCGGTATGGTGATAAACCGGAGAGCAACAGTGTGACCCATCAGCGTATGCTCTTAAACCGCTATCTGGAGACGCATCCGGAGTTTGAAGCATACCAGGTCTTGGAGTTTCAGGATGATGGACGCAGCGGTACCAACTTTGAACGGCCCGGAATCAAGGCGATGCTGGATATGGTACGCCGCCGGGAAATTGACTGCATCATTGTCAAGGATTTTTCCCGCTTTGGCCGCAACTATGTGGAGGTTGGTAACTATCTGGAGCAGGTATTCCCGTTCCTCGGCGTCCGTTTCATTTCGGTCAACGACGGCTACGACAGCAAAGAGCATCCTTATGGAACAGCAGGCGACATCAACAACGGCTTGCGGAATCTGATTAACGAACTCTACAGCCGGGATCTCTCTCAAAAGGTCAAGGACTCGCGCCGGCAGTACGCCAGACGTGGTCAATGCGTTTCCGCCTACCCCATTTACGGCTATGTCAAATCACCGGCGGACCGCCGGCTGCTGATTCCAGACCCGGAAGCGGCGGATATTGTCCGGCGCATATTTGAACGCTGCAATGCTGGTGAGGGGCCGACGCGGATTGCTTCAGGATTAAATCGGGATGGCGTTCCCACTCCTTCCCAAAGAAAGCGTGACCTCGGCTCGAAGCGGCAACTATGGAACTCCGACAGGCTTCAGAACGAATGGAGTGATACAGCTGTTACGCGCATCCTCCGTGATGAAAGGTACACCGGCAAGCTGATTGGCATTAAGACGACACGGACGGAACTGGGCAATCAGAACTCATCCAGAAAGCAGTCCAAAGAGGACTGGATCGTAGTGCCCGGCGCATTTGAAGCGATCATTTCACAGGAAACCTTTGACGAAGCGCAAAGGCAGCTTGAGAGACTGCGGCGGCGTTCGGGTAAGCGGGAAACAAACGCCCCTGCTGTCCATCTGTTTTCACGTAAGCTTAAATGCGGGCACTGTGGCCTCGCGCTTGGCAGGCACGTGGTAGAACTCGGGGTTTATTACCGCTGTGAAGGACGAGCCTGGAACAGCGGAGCCGCCTGTCTGGGCGCCCGGCTTTTTGAGGACGACTTGATCCGCACGGTGCTGGCTTCGATCCGTTTCCAGGCGAGGCTTGCGGGAAAAGTGGAAGAACGGCTGGATAAAGTGGAGAACGCCGAGCGCAGGGAACGGGAAACGCTCTGGGAACAGCGGCGGCGTGTTCAGATGAAACTGGAGCATCTGACAACGCAGAAGGCGGAGGCTTTCCTGCTGTTTAACCAAGGGGATTTGACCCCCAAAGCCTACGATGCAACATGCGCCAAACTGGATAAGGCAATACTTGAGCAGCGTGCAAAGCTGCTAGACATGAGTGGGACGCAGACCAGCACACAGGATAGCGCCGCGCTGCATTGCAGGGAGGATATTGCCAGATTAAAAGAACTGAGCAATCTGCGCACACTCGACAGGCAGACGGTAGAGAAACTGATCCAGAGCATACGGGTATATGATGGGAAACGGATTGAGATTGTCTGGAATTTTAGCGATAGTTATATGAAGCTGCTCACCAGGGAGGAACAAAATCATGAGGAATAGTAAAAATAGACTCCGTGTGGCAATCTATATGAGAGTGGCGCAGAAGGAACAATGTGAAGAGGCCGTGACGGCTATGAAAAGCCAGGAGACGATGCTTGAGCAGGTCACACAGAATAGCGGCAATGTAATTGTTGGGTGCTTTGAGGATTACGGAAGCGGGATAGATTACAGAAGGCCCGGGCTTTGCGCCGCACTGGAAATGGTAAAGAGCGGACAGGCCGACGCCCTTTTGATGAAAAACGAAGGCCGCTTGGGAAGGGATGTAAGTGAAAACTTACGTCTGATCGCATCTCTGCGTAAAACAGGAGGGAAAGTCTTTTTTGCTGACAATTTGATCTGGTAACGATTAACGAGTGAACGAGAGAGGCGTCCCTGCCTCTCTCGTTCAGCATATTTATTTTTTTGTCTATCGTGAACACAGGAGGGCTCCAGTGTTTAGGATAGACTAAAAAAGAACGGCGTTTTTCTGGCGCTGAGAAAAAGTCGAATAATCTTTCTGTTTTCTCTTGACACTTTCGGAAACATAGATATCATCGCCTGCAACAAGTGCATGATTGTTGCAGATTATG